GGATGTACCAAAAATACAAACTAGACGGTGGGGCCACCCACAACAAACAAAACCTATATTACAAACAATAAGTAAGAATAATCGCGATAACGTCCCATTGCGTTATCGTCTATTTTTTTTTTTTTTAAAAGAAACCGGCCACATTAAATATGGGCGGAACACGCAACACATAAATATCAACATTTGCTCCTGTCATGCCAGCTAGACCGGTGACTGTGATAGTATTTGCAGCACCGGTGCCACTGGCAGTAACAAGAACATACTGCTCCAATGTTGACTGGGTACCACCAGCATTAAACACAGCAACACCAGAAACGGTGTAGTTGTTGAAAGCTTGGTTATTTGACACAAAATTAGACCCAAATGTCATTGAAAATGCCGACGCAATATTTGAGCCGGTAGCTTGGCAAACTAACATGTACCTTCCAACAACCGGAATGGTAAATGTGTTGCCTGCTGTAACGACAACCGGAAGATCAGATCCGCCAGACACTAGAGCACCAGCTATTGGATTTGCAGCTGTTCTAAGACCATCAATAGTAAAAATATGGGCTACAGAAACTGTGTCATTGAACTTAGGGATCTTCAATCGGACACAATAAGAGACCCATAACTCACCAATGTTATTAGAAGCTTGCATACCAACAGTAGCGCATGTTAGAGCACCGAGCTCATAGAGCCGTCTGTCAGCTCCGGCTGGGTACCCAATCCCACTTGTTCCAGCACCATTGTTCACGTAAGCGGATGGTGGAGCTACGTAAAGCGTAGTTGAAACGTTCTCTTTACGCTTACACTCCACAGGATGAATCATGGGATTACACGGGACAATAGACGTTGAAAACATGTAGGATTCCATATTGACTTTAGTGGCAAATGGAGGGTCTAACACATCATATTGAGTAGCTAAAATTACAGTGCCCAAAGCAGTATTTGTTGAACCAACAGCTGTACCACTCGTTGGATTGTATTCAAACACCAAACCCAGCCATTCAACCTCTTCAAAATTAGGTGCTATTTGAGCAAGTCTTGGGAACAAAAATTTATTAGAGGGATTTATGGCTTGATAAACCGGGGTTGTGAAACCAGTGGAACCAGTTATATCCGTGATGAACTCTCTTGCACAGACAACGACTGACCCATCTGTTGTTGTTTGAAACAGTGGTGGTGGGGTGACAATGCCTTTTGATGCGTCGAACAATGCATTGGATTGGATCGTATACGCGCCCATTCCAAATATTTTGCCGATATATGAGGCTGCATCTCCGGCAATCCCACCGATACGAGCTCCCAGTCTTCCAAGGCTGGTAGTTTCACGATCACGCTGTTTTGGTTGTTTTTGTTTTTGTTTTTGGATTGGTCGCTGTTGTTTGATGACCACAACAGCCCCATTCTTTTTATTTTTGTTTTTAGTTTTATTTGGCATATTACGAATAATACAATATATATATCTAAACTAACGTTAATTAGGGGGGGGCAGTGGCCTGCCCCCTCCATTTGTGGCTTCCCTCCACACTCCCTGCTATAAACGCAAATGATCGAAGTTGCACTTGGTACGCTTGCAAGTTCCTTTCAGAAAATCACGACACACCTTAATATGTTTGAATTCACATTTGCCTTTACATGTTCCTAACAGGAACTTTTTGCAGGGTATCTCCGTTTTTGCCTTAGCCAATTCCGTAGGAAGATCAAGTGGTTTATTTTGTATTACTTCACCACTTGCGACGACCACGCCTTGTTCCGGCTTTGCTATTGGCTTTGGCAGCTCAGCTATTGCTGGGCAAGTTAATAATTCGAGCGGTGTTGTTACACGGCTCAAATAATCCAACAACTGTCTCGGGTCGGTGTCCTTAAGGATGATATCATAAAAAGAGGAAAAATCGTACTTTTGAGGCCAATTTTCATCTATATCATACCCTGCCCACCAACTTTCTAATTCATACCTTATAGGGGCATATAGGTCTATCCCTGCCCTGATTGCTGCACAACACATCTCTCTAATAATTGGAGTGTCAGAATCAGTCCTGAATAGTCCAGACAGCTTGGCTTGCAATTTTTGCAATGGGGTAATACCGGTCAATGTAACAGTCACGTGCAATTTCCCAAGTGCTCTTGGAAGGTCACACATGCTTGCCGGTTCCCCATACCACACGTCGGGCGTAAAAATACGGGCTAAGAAATTGACACCTGGGTCCCCCCGGTTAAATAAGTCAATTTCCCATTCCTGTCCAAACATTGAGGCAGCTTTTTCCAGATACCCTGCTGACAACTCACTAGTAACAGCTGTTAATGAGTCATCACCTCCTGCAAGGTCACACATAGTAGCTTGTGTAGAGTACGCCTCATCTGGGGACATGCCTTCCAATATACGACCAGTACCAATAATAATTTCAGTGTCAGTAGAGTTGAAAACAGCGGTTTCCGGTGAACCACTGCCTCTTTCAAAGAATTGTTTTAAATTCAATCTCAACTGTGTCCGGACCCTATTTCCGTATTGGCTTTCATGAAGCCCACTGATCTCTTTATGGCAAGATGGATGAAATACCCACAATAGCACGAACTTTTCAATGAATCGTGCCAGCACACCGATGTGTCCGTCATGCCGCCTAGCGTCTGCACACGCTAGTTTCTTAGCTCGCATGGCTATTGTGCTAACACGATCGGCTATGACTCGTGGGGACTTGCCAAACGCATACCAATTAGTTTCCATTAACATGTCAGAATATGCGTATAAATATTTAGAGTAATCTCTCTTAAATACACCATCATACGTGGTTATTACTCTTGGATCGGATATTTTAGTGTATGGTTCACTTTTCATGAAAGTTTCTACTTTCACACCATCACGTTTTTCCACCTCAGCTTTCATCAGTATATGCCGTTGAGTGGGCCTAGATTGCCGCAAATAAACTTCATCAACACTCACCGGATACAGACTATGCTTCGCACATGGCAATGACCGACAAAATGCCTCCACAGAGTTCATCAATGTTCTTGTTACACACAACTCTTGTGCTGCCTTAACTTGTGGCCGCACTACGCGGCCAAAATAAGCTGCAATTTCATTAGACTGAGTTTTAGTAGGAACATAAACTTGGGGGTAAATTGGGCACATATAAGCTTGCACGAGGGGTTTTGCTTCTGCATCATACTCAGGTAATTTAGCCATAATCTGATAAGCAACCAACCCTTTTGCTGGGGGAAAAACAACTTTAGGACGTTCAACTATCTTTGCGTTGGCATATTCAGCCAGCAGAAATGACGCATGCTCATCCTCTCCCGTCCATCGTTGTGCTGATGCAGCCCCAAAAGACACCTTGCACTGTCTGCAAGCACTTAGAGCTGCCTCAACATCTTTTAATGGTAAGGTAATAGAATAAGATGTGCCCAGTTTCGCTATGGAACGTTGGACACCATTACGTGTCTGCAAGTCCATAACCACAAAGTCATCTTGCACAAATTTTGATACATCCAACTCATCATGTGTCATCATGCATGACAGATAATTATTTGGAAAATGCCATTCAGCTATCGGAATCAACAAGACTAATTCATGGTGTTCATTCGCTTGTCGACGCTCAACTAAATAGTGTCTGGTGATGCCCCATGCCTCTATGCCAAGGACATCTTTGCCGAAGTCCCAAACTGGGTGTTCATAGACGGCACCGCCACTAACTTTGTAATGCACAGTTGAATATTTATCAAACCAAAAACTAAATTCTCCTTCACACCAGGCACTGGCTTTTGGTTGAAATGTGTATAACAATACTGGGGTTAGTGGCAAAAACACTAAAAAGGTATTTAACGCTATGTAGAAATCAACATCCACCAAAACAATCAAGGATCGAGCGTCCGGTTGAATGTTTGAAGGAGCTACTATTAAGTCTTTTGCCCAATAATAGCTACGATCATGGTTTAAGTTGTCCCTAACATCCGCTGCTGAGGCTTGGTGGACATGAACATTTAATCCTACTGAATTCGCTAATGCACGAGCGAATACAGTCGCTGCGGAGCGGTGAGCCCCACAGTATGGATGAGTGTGCGTTTGATCAGTTGTTTCATGTACTGCAATGCGCGGGTAAACCGTATCCCGAAACGCACTGCGCATCTGCATGAGATCATGATCGCCAGCATACTTAGTTCTATGTATCCACAAATCCCTAACATATTGAAGTTGTTTCTTAACGTGATAGCATATGGCCTGATTAATTCCAAGACGCTTCGCAATCTGATAAATCGCAATAGACCCGAAACCAATTTTGGCCACATTACTAAGTGAAAAACGCCCAACGCTGTTGGATACATCGCTTATCTTTAATCGATCAACCTGTTGGACCAATTCAGACATAGCGAAAACGAAGATTTTTTTTTTTTTT